CTCGATACCCAGGAACGTGAGATGTTCGCGGGCTCACCCCAGAACATGCTCATCACCCAGGTGCAAAAGGCGGTTGCCTCCGGTTCCAAGATCCAGGAACTTAACTTCAACCACCCCATCAAGTACTTGGCGGCTGCTGACGCTTCGGCTGTGACCATGCTCGGTGACACCAACAAGCTGAAGCTCCAGATCAACGGTACCGACGTGGCTGACTACAAGTTTGCGAACCCCAACTTCACAGCGGTTCCCCTCTATTACCACACTTCGCACGGCAGCTCCACCCCCGGTACCAAACTTTTCACGTACCCTTTCTGCCTCGAGACTGGTAAGCTCCAACCCACCGGGTCGCTCAACTTCTCGCGTCTTGACTCGGCTCGTATCATCAACGATACCTTGAACTGTGATCATGACATCTACGCCGTGAACTATAACGTCCTTCGTATCGAAAATGGGATGGGTGGTCTTTTATATTCTAACTAATTAGTAAACAATGTTTTGGAAAATCATTTTCCTCCTCGCCATCGTTTTTGTATTGACGTACGATCCTAAATCTAGGACACTCGAGAAGTTTGTTGGACAACCTACCCCACCAACGGACAAATCATGTGAAAATACGCATTACCAAGCCGTCCAGTTCGCACAGTCGCCCTATGAATGCCCAACACCAGGGCGTGCAATTGCTTAAAAAGAAAACACATTACACAAGTATATGATTCCCGTTACTCGCGAAACGCTCCTGATGTTTGCTACTGTCGTATGTGCCGTAGGCATTATCTTCCTCTTCAAGGAACTCAATAAGACCAAACAAGAAATGAACTCGTTCAAGACTTTTTCGACACAGGTGGTCAAGCACCTCACTGCCCCAGAACCCGTTCCAGAACCCAAAAAGGAAGAGGAGGAACCAACTGTGGTCAAAGAGAAAGAATAAACATATCGTCTTACTATAACTTGCGAATGCGCAATGAAGAAGTACAAAGCGATTGCAGTACCGGTTAGCTTCGTCGACGGGAAACCAAGGTTTCTTACGGTGAGGGACTGGAGATTCAAGGATTGGATTTTCGTCACTGGTGGATGCAGGCGGAGGGAGATTTTTAACCCTCTTCGATGTGCCCTCAGGGAACTCGAGGAAGAGACCCGGGGTGTGGTTTCCCTCAAGAGTGGTCAATATACAGAGTTTAAGTTTACCGTGAAGGAGAGTCCAACGGTGGATCTCGAGTATAATGTCTTTATATTCTTCGTGAATTATTCGAGGTCAGAGCAACAGTCACAACTTAAAAAGTTTTACGAGGAGAAACACAAAACAAATTTGAAAAAAATCATGAAACAACCCATCAGGAAAACGTACGATGAGAATGATTATATGAGTTATGATACACTCGATGAGTTCAACTCGAGAAAGCGTTGGAATCTTATCATCGATAATGTCATAAAGAATCCAGAATTTTACGCGTGTATAAGTTCTTTGAATAGAAAAACCTTCTCTATAAAATAATGAAGTCCAAGGCGTATATCATGATGCAGATCGGGCAACTTCTTGATAAGAATAGGGGTCTCTGTGAAGAGGAAATTACCCAGTGGATACAAGAAAATGAGTCTAAAACAGTGTATGAACTTTTAACAATAAAGAAGGAACTTTCCCAAGGTAAAGAATATCAGGATGTTTCCTGTATGAGGTGGTTTAGAGAATAGGTGGGTAACCTATGTAAGTTATGTTTAAGAGCTGGTGTGCAGCTCAAAAATTCAATACTGCAACCAATCTATCACATGTGCTCATGGACGGTGGTGTCCTTTCCGTGCCATTTGATAAATTGAATACCTTTTATGAGCGGTACATAGAAGCTGTCAAAGGTGGTGAGAGACTGTATGTTGTCGAACAGAAAAGTGAAAAGTATAACTTTTTCGTCGATATAGATTACAAGGACAAAGAAGCCTTAGACCTCGATGAAATCAAAGATGTCTGTAAGGTTATTTGTGACAAAGTGAAACGCCACGGTGGTAAAGAGTGTCTCATATCCGTGTCTCCACCTAAGAAGTGTGGCGGGGACCTCATCAAGACTGGTGTACACCTCAACTGGCCAGAGTTTGTCGTGGACCAGTCCTCCGCGGTCGCCCTAAGAGAGCATATCCTTGTGGCACTCTCAAAGGCTAAGGGAAGAGGGACTGATTGGAATGATATCATAGACGTGGCTGTATACGGAAACGTTTCCAGAAAGACAAAGGGGAGTGGGTTCCGCATGCCATGGTCTTATAAAAAGGCGAAGCATACGGCATGTAATGGTCAGGGGTGCTCCGAGTGTGAGAAGGGGAAGGTCGATCAACTCGCCTATCTCCCCATTTTTATGTACCACCATGGACCTCTGAGTACGATTTTGAAGATTGGGCAGGACCCGACACTCGAGATTCTAAAGATGGCTGCGGTCCGCACAGATGCACCCCAACTCATACACGTCGAACCACCGTCTACAACTGTCAAAGAGGGGACTTTCACAGCTATACAGATGAAAGATGAGGTTCACGATGATACGTTGAAGGGTAAAATTGAAGATTTCATTCGCGCACACATCGAGGGACAAGCACACGCCTATATTCCCAAGTTTTTCAAAAAGAAAGATACGTACCTCGTCTCAACAACCTCAAAATATTGTGAAAATCTCAAACGGGAACACGGGTCGAATCATGTATGGTTCATTATCAGTGGTCAAACGATCCTCCAAAAATGTTTTTGTCTTTGTGAAACACTCCGGGGGAGGCGTGACGGTTTCTGTAAAGACTTTTGTGGGCGAAGACACCAACTCACACCGAGTATCGTCGAGGGGTTGTATCCAAAGAAGGAAGACATCAAGAAGTGTCCACAGATTAAGAAGCGAGTCGAAAAACCCCAAGTGAAGTGTGGTGACGTAAAAACCCCACTTGAAGTGTTCATACGGAAACATATGCATGGACCAGAGGATCTACAGGTGGTGACTATCAACAAAGATAAAACCCAAATCGTAGCCCTCACAAACTCCAATTACTGTGAGACGATCAAGGGGATGCACGAAGATGTTGTGATGTCTTATTTGATCAAGGGTAAAGAAATAAAGCAAAAATGTCCTCGTTGTAAAAAGAACACATCGAGAACACATTGTTTAACGCCGGATATTATAAAGATACTTAAACAATAGTGACTTATAGAAGTTAAATGATTACTCGTTCGGGGCGCAAGATAAAGAAACCTGAGCTCTTCGTACCCACAGAAAACGATATTGTCGATGATTACAGTGCTGAAGACCATGACACAGACTTCGATTCGGAATTGGACACTGAGGATGAAGAGGATTATTCATCAGAGGAGGAGGAAGAAGATGCTGACGAAAACGGAAATCTCAAGGATTTTATCGTGGATGATGCGAGTGAAAGTGAGTCAGAAGATGCTTAAAAAAAAGAGCGCTCTAATTAGAAAATGGAAACTGATATAGGCAACCCCATCGAGTATAACCCCACTATGGATCCTTTAAATAATGATAAACAGGAAGAGTCTGTACAGGAGGAACAGCCATATTATATGGACTATCCTGTACAGCCTCCAATGTATCCACACCCACCACAGAGTGATAAATTCGATTTATTCGAAAAGGTCGATAAATCCACATGGATCATCGCTTTCGCGGTCTTTCTTTTAGGCTTTTTTATGGGGAAAACCATGCAGCCAGTGATTCTCAGGTACACTTGAGTAGGCTACAAATGTCCCAATATCCCCATATATAGGTTTAATATTCCCATTAGAATCCATTTTAATAAGTGGAGATGGATACATGGGCATAATAAACGCATCGTCTGTATCTTCTATAAATCCAGCTGTAGTACTGGCCTCCTCTCTAGGTTCTGTTTTGTTTTGTAATGCCACTGACGGGTTAAAAAACAAAATAAAGAAAGCACTGACCAAAATTACTGTGATAATAATCTTGATCATTTTGTTTATTGTATAGTAATATTAATATTATTCTTCCTCCTCCTTCACATCTGCGAGCTTATCGTCCGCTTCACGTTTCTTCTGGCGCTCCGCAATTTCAGTGGCGACGATTGTATCCGCCTCCTTGACAAGCTCTTCCATGGGAGTGTCAGGCTTTTCCTTCTTGAGACGCTCGAGAACCTCCGCGGGGTGGGAAATGGGTGGCTCATCGGCTTTCGTGTAAAACTTAGAGTTCTCATCACCTGGAACGTACTGGTTGGTCAATGCCGATTTACGTTCTTGGAACATACGAGCGGCTTGAGACTGGTTCTCCTTATAGCCAGACATGATCTCCTCGAGTTTCTCGTTGGTGTAATGCACGTCCTCGATCTTATCGGCATCGGGGGGGATCAACAACCATTTGTATTGCTCCACAACATAGATGTCGAAAGTGGGATCTTCCTTTTGGAGACGCTTAGCGTGTCTGGCAGCCTCATCGCGGGTACCGAAAGCACCGCGGAGCTTGACACCAAATTTATCATTCTTTTGTGGACATTCGGGTCCAATGATAGAGATACACGCGAAGACTTGTCCGGGAACGGTGGTATAGTCGGTTTCAAGAGACATTATATATGTTTGAGGCGTCAAAACTTTAAGTGCCTAAGTGAGTTAAAAACATGAGGAACATAAGGACTATGGAAGAGATTCGTAAGAATCATAACGAGGCCAAGAGAAATCTTATCCAGTCTGTATCCCAAAAGGGACAGCACATTCTCGATGTAGGTTGTGGGTTTGGTGGGGATCTTCAAAAATGGTACAAGTGTGGGGTCAATATAAACATGTGTGACCCAGAACCCACAGCGCTTGTGGAGGCTAAGTCACGGGCGAAGAATATGAACATGCGTGTTAATTTTTACGAGGGTGATATTCACAATTGTCCGAATAGAAAGTTTGATATAATGTGTTTCAACTTTTCACTTCATTATATATTTGCTTCAAAGTCCCTCTTTATGAGTTCCACTCGAGAGATCAAGAAGCGCATGAAACCCGGTGGGTATCTTATTGGTATCATACCAGACTCGGAAAAGATTATATTCAAGACACCTTTGATTGATGATATGGGCAACTTTTTCAAAATGAAGGAGTATGGAAACGGTGGGTTCGGGGAGAAGTTGTTTGTACATCTCACCGATACACCCTACTACGCAGAGGGGCCGAAGGCTGAACCAATCGCATATAAAGATCACCTCGTGACACAACTAGAAGATTTAGGATTTAGCTTACAACTATGGGAGGGTCTGACAGGAAATCCAATTTCAGAACTCTATAGTAAATTTATATTTGTCTATAACAGATGATAGCATTCCTCATACTTTTCGTGATAAACCTCTTAATACTTCACAAGACTCGAGAACCCCAGCGACTCATAGAAGTCAAGGAAAAGTATCGTATCCTCAGGGAAAACTTGGGTGACACGTTTCCCATGTTGAAAAGATGTATCCCAATCACTGGTATCTTACGTATGAACGGTACGGTGGGGTACAACACAAACAAAGGTGGTGAGATTGTCGTGTGTTTAGATGGTAAAGTGAATGAAATTTTCCATGTCCTAATTCACGAGTTGGCACACTGCACAGTGGATGAATATAGCCACTCTGATGCGTTTTGGGAAAATTACATAGAACTTCGAGACATATGTGTGGGACTTGGTATCTATGAAAAAATTCCCATTAAGACGGAGTTC